TGCGACTTTCACACACAGAGCTGTCAGATCCCGCCCGGGGGTGTACATGGCCACTCGCCTCGAGCGTCTGCAGGAGGCTGCCGACCTGGCCTGGACCTCCGCGAAAGAGGCGCCGGCCGACAAGAGGGCGCCTCTCCTCGCCCAGTACCGGGCCACTCTCGCGGAGATCGCGGGGCTTGAGTCCGCGGACGCGAAGGCGGGTGACCCGGTTGACGAGATCGCCAAGCGTCGAGCTACTCGGGGAGCAGGCCCCGCCGCGGGTCCTGTACGAGCCAAGCGCTCGCGCTAACTCCTGGGAGGACGTCGCCGACCTGTCGGCGTCTCTCGGCCTGATCCTCGACCCCTGGCAAGAGACCGTGCTGCGCGCCTCGATGGGCGAACGGTCTGACGGCCGCTGGGCTGCTCACCAGGTCGGCGTCTCGGCCCCACGGCAGAACGGCAAGTCGCAGATCATCGTGGCCCGCGCGGTCGCCGGTGCGCTGCTGTTCGGTGAGAAGAAGATCGTGATCTCGGCGCACCAGCAGGACACGGCGCGGGAGACGTTCGGGAAGTTCCTCGAGCAGATCGACAACAGCCCTGCCCTGGCGGCCCGCATCGCCCCGAACGGGATCATGAACGCGATCAACCGCGAGCAGATCAAGTTCACCAACGGCGCGATCATCAAGTTCAAGGCCCGGTCGGGTGCCGGCGGCCGAGGGTTCTCCTCGGACTGCCTGTTCCTGGACGAGGCGCAGATCCTGGGGCCGCGCGCGTGGGCGTCGATCAACTCGACGATGTCCGCGATGCCGAACCCCCAGGTCTGGCTGATGGGCACACCGCCGACGCCCGAGGATGACGGCGTCGTGTTCACCAAGGTCCGCGAGTCGGCGCTCAAGAAGAAGGCGACGTCGCTGGCGTGGCTGGAGTGGGCGGCCGACCCGACCGACGACCCGGCGCTCGAGGAGACTCGGGCCAAGGCGAACCCGGCATGGCACACCCGGATCAATCACGACGTCGTGCAGGGCGAGTTCGAGACGTACAGCGTGGACCAGTTCGCGCTGGAGCGACTCGGCATCTGGATGACGGAGAAGCTCGGCCAGGCGATCAACCAGATCGCCTGGAAGGCGCTCGGCACTGAGGCGCCGGCGCAGGACGGGACCGTGTCGTACGGCGTTAAGTTCTCGCCCGACGGCGCGAGCGTCGCCCTGGCGGTGGCGCTCAAGCACGACCGCGGCGTGCACGTGGAGCTCGTGGCGCACCGGCCGATGTCGGAGGGCACGGCTTGGCTGACGTCCTGGCTCAAGGCGCGTCACTCGCAGGCTGCGCAGATCGTGGTGGACGGCAAGTCCGGCGCCGGCGGCCTGGTGGCGTCGCTGCTCGAGGGCGAGGTCAGGGTGCCCAAGCGGGTCATCATCACGCCGACGACGGACCAGGTGGTCTCGGCGCACTCCCTGATCGCCGAGGGGATCCTCGCTGCAACGCTGTCTCACTTCGCTGACCCCGTCCTCGACGGGCAGGTCGAGAAGGCTGGACGGCGTGACATCGGCACTACCGGCGGCTGGGGCTGGAAGCCCCTGCGTGACGGAGACGTGACCGGCCTGGAGGCCGTGACCATGGCCCACTGGGCCGCCAAGACCAGCAAGCGGCGACCGGGCCGCAAGACCTCAGGGCGGGTGATGGCGTGATCGGCAACAGCCCTACCCCGTACCAGATGCCTACGACGATCACCGGCCTGCCCGCGGACCTGCAGGACGTCTACACGGGCCTGGTGACGCGCCTGCGAGAGAAGGCGACTCGCAACGAGCTGCGCCGCCAGTATTACGACGGCCACAACCGGCTCAAGGACCTGGGGATCTCGATACCGCCCCAGCTCAAGACGCTCGAGGTGGTCGTCGGCTGGCCAGCCAAGGCTGTCGACTCGATGAGCCGACGCACGATCCTGGAGGGCTTCACCTCCACGGCGGGCGCCGAGGTGGCCGACGAGATCCAGCAGGTGTGGGACGGCAACCGGCTCGCAGCCGAGGCGCCTGCGCTCCACACGTCGACCCTGATGCAGTCGTGCGGGTTCCAGTTCGTCACCGCGGGCGATGTGCCCGCGGGCGAGCCGAAGGCGCTCGTCACAAACCGCGCGGCGTCGTGGGCGACGGGCGAGTGGGACGCCCGCGCGCGCTCTCTGCGTGCATCACTGTCCGTGGTGCGCACCGAGGAGGCCACCGGCCGGCCGACGGAGATCAACCTCTACGTCCCGAACCTCGTGGTGAACGCTCGCGAGCTCCGCCAGGGCACGTGGGACCTGCGGTACATTCCGCACCGCATGGGTGTGCCGGTCGAGCTGGTGCCGTACAAGGCGCTGCTGGACCGCCCCTACGGGCGTTCCCGGATCTCGCGCGGGGTCATGTACCTGACCGACGCCGCGGTGCGCACGATGCTCCGGACCGAGGTCTCGGCGGAGTTCTACAACGCCCCTCAGCGGTACGTGCTAGGCGCCGACGAGGATGCGTTCAAGGACGATGCGGGGAACCGTGTTCCTGCCTGGCAGGTGATCGCGGGCCGCCTGAACACGCTGACTCGCGACGAGGACGGCAACCTGCCCCAGGTCGGCCAGTTCCCCCAGCAGTCCATGCAGCCCAACGTCGAGCAGCTGCGCTCCATCGCCCAGATGTTCGCCGCCGAGACCTCGCTCCCGGTCGGTGCGCTCGGCATCGTGCAGGACAATCCTTCCTCGGCCGAGGCGATCCTCGCCGCGAACGAGGAGCTGGGCATCGAGATCGAGCACTGGCAGCGCACAGCCCTCGCGCCGGCGTGGGAACGGACGATGCGCCGCGCACTGGCGATCACAGCCTCCTCGGATGCTGCAGTCCTCGCTGCCCGCACCGTGCGGGCCCAGTGGGGCTCCTGGTCGGCTCCGTCGGAGGCGTCCCAGGCGCAGGCCGCTCTGGCCCGCGTGCAGGCCGTCCCGCGCCTCGCGGAGACGGACGTCGAGCTGGAGCGCATGGGCTACACGCGCCCCCAGATCGAACGAATTCAGGCCCAGTGGGCGCGTGAAGCGTCGCGGTCGAACCTGACCGGCCTGATCGCCGCCGCCGGTGCGCGAACCGCACCGGCTTCCCAGGCGGACCCGAATGCCGAAGCGTCTGCCCTCAAGGCAAAGTTTGATGCGCTCGGTGTAGCGGTCCGTGCGGGCGTTGATCCGCATGACGCAGCGGCGCGGCTCGGTCTGACCGGCATCGAGTTCACCGGTGCCGTACCGGTCTCGCTGCGCCTACCAGAGGCGGACGCGGCGCAGCTCGAGGACGCCTGACGTGGCAACGCCCGAGCAGGCCGATGGGTTCCGCCGGGCGAACGCCGAGCTGATCGCTCAGGTCGAGGATCGCCTGGACCAGTTCTGGGCCTCCGCAGGGTCACGGGATCCGGTGGCCGGCCTGAACGCCCTGCTGAACTATGTCCCGCTCCTCACCCAGCAGTTCGGGGAACTCGCCGCGACCCTGGCGATGGACTGGTTCGAAGAGCTCCGGTTCGACGCGATCGACGCGGGCCAGATCGCCGCGATCGGCCGCGCCACCTCCTACGAGGCGGTGCGCACTGACCCGGTGATCCTCACGGTATCGGCGGCGTCTGCGTCCTACTGGCAGCACCGGCTCGCCGCTGACGGCCCCGACGCAGCGGTAGCAGGGCTCAAGGACGGCGCGATGCGCGCGGTCCGGCAGTCGGGCCGTGAGGCGATCACGCAGAACGCGGACCGTGACCGCGCGGCCCGTGGCTGGCAGCGGATGACCCGCCCCGGCGCCTGTCGGTTCTGCCGGGCACTGGCGAACCGCGGCGGCGTCTACACCAAGGCGTCCGTTCGGTTCGCTGCTCACGGCCCGAAGTGCAACTGCGTGGCCGCGCCGACGTGGGACCAGAACGCCCCGGAGGCTGACCCGTTCGTCTACGTCGCCTCGAAGAACACCGCGGGGATGACGGACGAGCAGCGCCAGATCCAGCGAGACCGGGTCCGCGGCTGGCTGGAGAGCGAGTTCCCCGGCGAGTCGGACCACCCGCAGGGCGAGCACACCACCGACGGTGCCGACTAGCGCGACCCCTTCCGAAGGTTGCATACGAGATGGGTCCAGCGGCAGTTCTCGGTCTCGTGGGCTCCCCCTGCGGAGAGCGGCACGATGTGGTCGAGGGAGATGCTCTGCGGGTCCGGCCACGCAAGCAATACGTCGATGGCCCCCGTGCAGATCGCGCAGAGGCCGCCGCACAGTTCCCACAGCGACTCGCCATCGACCTCGCCGATTGCCCCGCCGTAGCCAGCGGCACGGCGCTTGCGCTGGTACTCGCGGACCTTGTCACGATTGGCCACCTTCCAAGCGGCCAAGGCCTCCGCACGCTTGGCAGCGTTCCGCTCCCGGGACCTGCGAATCGACTCGCGGTTCTCCTGCGCCCACTTGCGCTTGGCTGCGGCGAGGCGTTCCGGATTCTCGGTGCGCCAGCGGAGCGTTGCGGCTCTGGCCAAGTCCGGGTTCTCGGCACGCCAACGAGCGTTGTACTCGCGGTTCTGCGGAGCGCGCTCGCGTGCCTTTTCTCGCATGCAGGCCTTGCACCACACCTGCAGGCCATCAGATGTCGTCGCACGGCGGGAGAAGTCCGAATAGGGCTTCAACTGGCTGCAGCGCGAACAATTCTTCTCCATGTGGCGATTCTACTTTGCGCCACATCGGAGCAGGTCACCCGACACGCCCACGGGGTAATCAGGGCGGGATGAATTAGGCGACGGCCCTACGGAAGGAACTATTGATGAGCACCGAGACCCCGGCACCTGAAGTGCCGCAGCCTGCCGAAAATGATGGCGGAAAGACCGGGACCTACACGCCCCCCGGATCGCAGGCTGACCTGGACCGGATCATCGCAGACCGCCTCTCGCGCGAGCGCGCGAAGTTTGCGGACTACGACGACCTCAAGACCAAGGCGTCCGAGTACGACAAGGTCACCGAGGCGCAGAAGACGGCCGAGCAGAAGGCGGCCGAAGCCCTCGCCGAGGCCCAGGGCAAGGTTCAGGCGTACGAGAAGCGCGAGCAGGTCGCGACATGGAAGGCCGACGTCTCTAAGGAGACCGGCGTCCCCGCTGCCGCGCTCGCCGGGTCATCGCTCGAGGAGATCCAGGCGCACGCCGAGACCCTCAAGCCGCTCATCACGCAGGCGCAGGAGCCCCAGGCTCCGCTGGCGCCGCACGTCCCCAGCGAGGGGGCCCCGCCGTCCGGCGGTGTCGCCTCGCAGCTGAACGCCAACGACATCGCGTCCATGACGCCGGAGCAGATCAACGCCGCCCGCAAGGCCGGCCGACTGAACCGGCTGATGGGCATTTCCTGAAACGGAGGCCATCATGGCCATCACCAACTTCATCCCGGCAATCTGGAGCGCCGCGCTCCTGGAGTCGTTCTTCGCCTCCCAGATCGTCATTCCGACGTGCAACCGCCAGTACGAGGGCGAGGCCGCCAAGGGCAACGAGGTCAAGATCACCGGCGTCACCACGCCGTCGGTGCAGAACTACGCGACCTCGCACACCCACACCATCGACCAGCTCACGGACACCACCCAGTCCCTCCTGATCAACCAGGAGAAGGCCGTGGCGTTCGCGGTCGACGACGTGGACCGCGTGCAGGCCGCTGGCTCATTCGAGCCCGTCACGGCGGCCGCAGGTTCGGCCCTCGCGGAGGACTCAGAGTCCTACGTCCTGACCCAGATGTCGACCAACGGCACCTCGGTCGGTACGGCTGCGATCTCCACGGCGGCCGCCGCCTACGCCGCGGTGCTGTCCATGCGGACCGCGCTCGGCAAGGCCAAGGTCCCCTCGGCCGGCCGCTACCTCGCGATCAACCCCGAGTTCTCGGCACTCCTGCTCAACGAGTCGTCCAAGCTCACCAGCGCGGACACCGCCGGCACCGACTCGGAGCTGCGCAACGGCGTCCTCGGTCGCCTGCTTGGCTTCACCGTGCTGGAGACGCCGCTCCTGGTCAACTCCAACCGCGCGGCCGCCATCGCGTACCACGGTGCGTCGGTCGGCTACGTGAACCAGATCTCGAAGACGGAGTCGGGGCGCCAGGAGCTGGCGTTCGCGGACTACGTCAAGTCCCTGAACGTCTACGGGGCCAAGGTGCTGCGCGCGACCGCCGTGCAGACCTACCTCGCCGCAGCCTGATCGGAGAATCGGATGCCTTTCATCAAGGCGAAGAACGGCAACGTCGTGGAGCTCGCGGAGGACCTGGTCGAGGAGTTCCTCGCCCAGGGCCACGCGGGCCCGTTCGACACCGAGGCGGAGGCTCGCAAGGCCGACGCTTCGGCACCTGCGCCCGGCAAGGCGCCCGACGGCGACGTTCCCGCCGAGCCGAAGGGCAACGGGTCGACCGAGGAGTGGAAGGCGTACGCCGACCACCTCGGCGTCGAGTACCCGCCCGAGGCCAAGCGGGACGACGTCAAGGCTCTGGTCGCCGAGGCTCTGGCCGAGCTCGACGACGACGAGTCCGACGACGAGTGACCCCCGGGTGAAGTAGTAGCAGTCATGACCTATGACTGCTACTACTTCACCCCCACCACCCTCTCGTGAGGAGGTCGTCATGGCCCTGTCTGTACCCCCCGCGTTCGCTTCGGCGGACGACCTGACGGCGCGCTGGCGGCCCCTCACCACCGAGGAGACGGCCCGCGCCAACACCCTCCTCAAGGACGCCTCCCAGCAGATCCTGGACGAGGACACGCACGGCGTGCTCGCCGACCTCACGGCTCCCACGCTGACCCTGGTGAAGATCACCTGCAACATGGTTATCCGCGCCATGGCGTCGGGCGTCGAGGCGGGGCCGCCGGTCACGCAGGACCAGTGGAACGCAGGCTCGTTCGGGCAGTCCCGCACCTACGCGAACCCGACCGGTGACCTGTACCTGACCAA